ATGCCTGAATGGTATCAATATTCCTTGGGAGTTATCGTTGCCGCTTCTTTTGGCGTACGTTCAGCTACAAAATTCTTTGGTAAAAAATAATGACTATGTGGGCAGCACACCAACAAACTACAGAAGATCAGGCGAGGAAGAATAATGACACTGGTAATGGAAAGAGTTCTGGCGTGGAAGCTACTACCCCGCTTGATGATGATTATGATGTCAATATCCGCTTGGCGGGTAGTGGAGTGGTTTATGACGTTACCAGACCCTACAACACAACAGTCCGCATTGGTTAGTGTTGTTACTGGCGCAATGACTGGTGCGTTTGCAGTCTGGATGGGGCATGAAAAATGAAATACAGTAGAGCCAACTTTATCGACAAGTTAATAGAACATGAGGGGTTGGTCTTGACTGTGTACCAAGATAGCCTTGGTATTGATACGATTGGAATTGGTCGGAACCTAGAAGATCGTGGTATCAGCAAAGAAGAGTTAGACTACATGGACATACCAAGTATGGCTGTAGTTTACGAACATGGTATTACAGAAGCTGATGCACGGTATCTTGCAGAGAATGACGTGCAGATTGTCGAAGAGGAACTTGTGAGATCGCACCCTTGCGTAGACAAGCTAGACTCTGTGCGTCAGCTTGTACTCATGGATATGGCTTTTAACATGGGTGTGCCACGTCTATGTAAGTTTAAAAATATGTGGAACGCTATCCACAACGAAGATTTTCCTAATGCAGCAAAAGAAATGCTTGACAGCAGGTGGGCAATTCAGGTAAAATCACGTTCAACAAAATTAGCAAATGCAATGCATAATGGAGAATTTTAATGTTTAAACCTTGTAAGAACTGCCCTACACCAAGTAACTGTAAGGCTGTAAGTAAGTGCCAGAATAGAGGCAAGTAATATGTGGCCTTACACAGAGGATGAAAACAAATGGCTAGGCAATTAACAGAAAAACAACAAGCGCTATTAAATGTATTATTTGATGAAGCTGGTGGTGATATTGTACAGGCAAAGAAGCTAGCAGGATATGCTGACACTTCTAGCACTACGGATATTGTTAAGGGTCTTAAAGAAGAGATTCTGGAAGCTACTCAGATGTATATGGCACGTAATGCGCCAAAAGCGGCGATGGCGATGACAGGTGCGCTGTATGATCCAACTGAACTTGGTATTCGTGACAAGATGGCTGCTGCTAAAGAATTGCTTGACCGTACTGGTCTAGTTAAGACAGAGAAGATGCAGGTAGAAGCAACGGGAGGCGTCATGCTCATGCCACCTAAAGCTGCTGTAGAGGAGGAAGATTAATGTCTGATGAAGTAACACCACCAAAGCCTTTAAAAGAAGCCATAATGGACGAGTATAGAAAAATTAAAAACAGCATGAAAGATGATATTGCTTTACGTACTGATTCTGAAATCATGGCATTGGCTAGAAAAAGAGTAGAAGAACAAAACCCAAAAGCTATTAAAAAAGCTACACGTAAACTAAACAAGGGCGCACAAGATTTCCGCAAGGGCGGCATGGTTCTTTCAACAATGGACAACCGCAAAAATAGATGACTAGTTTTATAGATTGGGATGCACCAATTAAAGAGGGCAGAAAAAATGATACCTGCCCTAACTGCATAACTAAAAATATGAAACGTAAAGGCAAAAATAGACGTATATGTTTAGATTGCGATACATTATTTATTAGGCCAACAAATGACACGAAGCATAGGCAAGTGGAAACTCCCACAGCCAACAGACATTAAAGAACACAACGAATGGATACAGATACCTCGCATTGCAAGAACTGTACCTTTTGGCTATAAGCAAAACGAAGACGATCCCGACATTCTTGATCCAATACCAACAGAACTAGATTTGCTTGAAAAAGCTAGATCACACGTAAATCAGTACAGCTATCGTGAAGTGGCTAATTGGCTGAGTAAAAATAGCGGTAGGTATATATCGCATGTAGGACTAAGGAAAAGATTACAGAATGAGCGACAGCGTAAGAACCAAGCTGCAAGCCTCATCCAGTGGGCAAAGTATGCGGAAAAGGCAATTGCCAAAGCGCAGGAAATCCAAGAAGAAAGAACAGGCGCAAAAGCCAGCGGTTGAGATACAGGAAACTGTAGCACCTGAATACGAAACTAGCAGTATAGAAGAACACGCTAACGTATTATTTAAACCCAACCCCGGCCCACAGACTGAGTTTCTTGCAGCAAGTGAACGAGAGGTATTGTACGGTGGTTCAGCGGGTGGCGGTAAATCTTACGCTATGCTGGCTGATCCTCTTAGGTACATGGGGCATCCCGCTTTCAGTGGATTGCTTCTTCGCCA